AAAAATTCTTGTTGAAGTTGATGGAAGTAACGGAGAACTTGAACATACAGAACTAAGTGTTATTCATGATGGATCCACAGTTGAATTATTAGAATTTGGAACCTTAACTACGGATACGGTAGATTCCTATGTTGGAACTGGACTGGGAACTTATCACGCAGAACTTTCTAGTGGAAGTTTAAACGTCAAATTTAGTCCTAATGTTGGAGTCGCGGCCACTGTAAATTCAATTGTGGTTTCTTTAGCGAGCACGGCAACTGGCGTTGGAACCGTTATCCTGGGAGATACTTCTGAAAATATTGCAAGAGTCGATTCTGTCTATACCTCAATCTCATCTTCTGCTACACCAGGTATTCATACCATCGCCACATATACTTGCGGTGGAATTAATGATTATCAAACAGCATATTATCTTGTAAGTATTGAGGATACCACTAATAATCAATATCAACTTTCTGAAGTAATTGTTCTTAATGATGATTCTGAGTCATACATTACAGAATATGGAACATTAACTACTGGTAGTGGTATTGGTACTATCAGTGCTCTGATGACAGCGACTGAGACGTATTTACAATATACACCTCCTGCAAACACTGATGTTCAAACAAGAGTATTCCAGCAAGCTGTTCAGTTGGTGGAATTTGATGATGTTTCAAAAACTGAAATTGATTTAAATAATGCCTCAATCACTGCTGGTTATGGATTCTACTCTGGAACAGAAACCGATATCTTAAGACAGTTTGGATTGCAACATAAGGGAAGAAATGTATTCCAGAGAGATTTTAGTGGCAATGATTCCACAGTAATTGATGTTACCAATAATTTGATAAATGTTCCTGAACACTTCTTTGTGACTGGAGAGGAATTGACATATTCTTCTGATAGCACTGCAATCGGAATCGCTACAACTGCGTTTGCTGGTGTTGGTGCTACAGATTTACTGCCATCCACCGTATATGCTATTAAAGTTGATGATCAGAACATTAGACTTGCTAGATCTGCCGAAGATGCTTTAAAGTCTGTTCCAGTTCCTCTTGATATTACCTCTGTTGGTGTTGGAACAGAACATACATTTACATCTAGAATTCCAAATACTAAGTGTATCATCGCCATTGATAATCAAATTCAATCACCTATTGTCTCCACGGCTGTTACAACTGGAATTGGTAAGACAATTAGTTTGACTGATGACATTATCGAGTTCACTGGTATTACTTCATTCTTTGGAGGAGATTTAATTTTAATTGATGATGAAATTATGAAGATCAATACTGTTAGTATTGGCAACACAAATCAAATATTGGTTGATAGACAATGGATGGGAACAGGACTGTCAACACACGTTGTTGGTGCGGCAGTAACAAGAATTGAAGGTGACTATAATATTGTTGGTAATAATATTAACTTTATAACGGCACCTAAGGGGCCAACTCCTTTGAGCAGCACTGCTAATCGTCCAGATGAGAGAGATTGGACTGGTATAACGACATTCTCAACTTTCCAAGGAAGAACATTCTTAAGATCTGCCTTAACTGATACTACGAGTGCAGCATATAACACTAACTATGTTTTTGATGATATCTCTCAAGGATTTAATGCTACTGAAAAAACCTTCACATTAACTTCTGCAAATAATAACATTACTGGATTCAGCACAAATAATGCTGTATTGTTGATTAACGGAATATTCCAAGGCCCAACTGGTTCTCTTGCAACTAATCAAGATTATGAATTAACTGAGGGTTCTGGAATAAGCAGTGTTACTTTTGCAGGAACTGCTACCTCTCTTGCATCTGATCCGAACAATGCATCCATTCCTGTAGGTGGAGTGATTGTTTCTGTTGGATCGACTGGTGGGTTTGGTTATCAACCATTAGTTTCAGCAGGTGGCACGGCAGTTGTTTCTGCATCAGGAACAATTTCTTCTGTTAGTATTGGAAATAGCGGTTCTGGATACCGTGCTGGTATTCAGACAGTTAATGTTGGAGTTACAACTCAAAATACAGGGACTCCTTCAATCCAGAATATTGGTACAGCAACGATTAGTGGAGGTAACATTATAAGTGTTACCATCAACACTCCAGGAAGTGGATATACTACTACAAATCCACCAATAGTGATTTTTGATACTCCTCTTTCATATTCAAATATTCCTTTAGAATACAGCAGTACATCTGTTTCTGGATCGGGAGTTCAGGCAACTGCGGATATTGTAGTGGGCCAAGGTTCTAGTGTTATTGACTTTGAAATCAGAAATCTTGGATATAACTATGGGCAACAACAAATTCTTACAGTCCCTGTTGGAGGAAGCACTGGAATTCCTACAGATCTAACTAAAACTTTTTCAGAGTTTAAGTTAACAATCGAAAGAACAGAATCTGATGAATTTGCTGGTTGGCATCTGGGAGAACTTGAAGTTCTTGACAAAATTGAAAGTAATTTCAATGGAATTAAGAGATCATTTACTATTAAGAGAAACGATTCTCCTTTAACAATTAGAGCCGCTGAAGGATCGTCAATTGATGTTCAAGCAACACTTCTTGTATTCTTAAATGACATTTTGCAAGTTCCAGGAGAAGGTTATACTTTTACTGGTGGTAGCACATTAACTTTTGCAGAACCACCTAAAGGCCCTGCAGCAGATGGATCTTTTGATGGAGACAAGTGTAAGATTCTCTTCTATAAGGGAAGTGGTGATATTGACGTTACATTCCGCGACGTTTTGGAAACTGTTAAAGATGGTGATACATTACGCATTATGGGTGACACCAAACAAGATTTTAGATTGGTTGATGAAGTTACCTCATCTGACACTGTAAGCACACTTGCATATACTGGCCCTGGAATTGATGGTAATCCAGATAATAAGAGGCCAGTTACTTGGTGCAAACAAAGAAACGATAAGTTTATTGACGGACAATTCGTTAGTAAGAGTAGAGAATTAAATGAGGCTTTAGTCAATCCAACCACAAACATTATTCAATCTGTTGGTGTTGGAACGACAATTGTTTTTGTAAGTAGCATCAAATCTTTCTTCGATCCTAGAAATGAAAATCAAACAACAACAAATACTCAAAAAATAATTATTGTCTCTCAAGATTCTGTTGTTGGCGCATCTGCAACGGCAATTGTATCTGTTGGAGGAACAATATCTTCAATTTCTGTAAGTGATGGTGGTAAAGGTTATTCATCCGCTCCTGCAGTCACAATAGGTAATCCTGTTGGATATGGAACAACAGCAAGAGCTAATGCTACTGCTACCATATCTGGAGGTGTGGTTACTTCAATTGCTGTTGGTTCTACCTCTGGATTTGGATATACATCCACAAGCGTTCCTCAGGTATTGGTTGAACCACCAAGTTTGACTGCAGAAGTTAATACTTCCGCATCATATACTGGAGATTTTGGTGGAATTGTTGGTGTAAAAACAACCTCTGTTGGTGTTGCCTCCACTGGTTTTGTTCTCGATTTCTTCATCCCAGTAGATTCTTTCTTGAGAGATACTTCCATTGTTGGATCTGCAATAACTATAAGTGGAATTCAAACAGGATATTACTTTACAGTTTCAAATAGTAATGTTGGTAGTGGTGTAACCTCCCTTTATCAAGATGGTTCTACTTTAGGAATAGGAACTCAGTTCTTAGATGGTGTATTTGAAGCTGCTGCAGTATCCGTTGCAACCACAGCCGTTGCTGGTGTTGGAATCACTTATGTTGCAAGAGTAACCACAAGTGTTTCTAATCTTGGAAATATTTCTGGAATTGGATTAACTGAATATTATGGAGACTTCTCCTGGGGAAGAATTGTTCTTGGCAACAGAACAAATGCAAAGGCGTTTAATGCCTATACTCAGAACGGAGTAACTGGAATTTCAACATCAGCAAAAGTCACCAGAGTAAAACCATTAAAGCACACTGGTTATTCCTAACCCTAATAAATAAGTAAAAAACCGTCTAGAAATGTCAGCAATCATAACTGATCAACTTCGTATTTTGAATGCAAAGGAGTTTGTTGCGAGTGTGGCTTCAACCGCCAACTCGTACTATTCCTTTGTGGGATTACCAAATCCAACAGATGTAAGTTCTACTTGGGATACTGATCCCCCAGATCCTAGAGATAATTTTGACGAAGAAAACAATTATTGGGATACTATGATTGCTCTGAAGAAAATTGGTTCTTCAGATATAAAGCAAGTTGTTAGAAAAGTAACCTGGACTTCAGGAATTACTTATGACATGTATAGGCATGATATTAAGGCGGAAAATCCATCCAAACCTTCAAATTCCATTACGATCTATGATGCAAATTATTATGTAATGAACTCTGACTATAGAGTTTATATTTGTCTTCAAAATGGAACTAATCCAGAAAACACCTCAGGTAGGGCATCTTTAGATGAACCAACTTTTACCGACTTAGAACCTAGAGAGGCGGGAACAAGTGGTGATGGATACATCTGGAAATATTTG